TAATAGCATTAGTTGGAGGCCCGCACGTCTTATAGCGAGTGTTAAACACTTCGCACTTATTGCAGATTTCAATCCTCGCAGCGTAGTTTTCTTTAGTCATATTTGTAACGAATTTCTAAGTGTTACTTTAGCTTTCTTAATTGTCCGGTAAAGATAGTTCAAAGGTATGCCAGTCTCTTTAGCTAACTCTTGGTAGCTGAAATCATCTAAGGCATAGAGAAAGAATAGCTCCCTCTCAAAGTATGGCAGCCTGCTGATAAATATATCTAACTGCTCATTCTCAAGTCGCATGCCTACGCTCTTGTTCACATCATCTATGATATCATCTTTCAGATCATTGCGTATCTTCTCAAATCTTAACCGTGTATAGTTAAATGAACTATTGCTACAGCGTGCAGATAGTCTAATAGCATTGCTAACGTAGTTGTTAAGCTTGCCTCGGTTATGAATATCCTGTAATTTATCTTTATCACTTTCTAATATCTTGAGCAGCGTGTCATGTAAAAGCTCATCAGCTAAATCTAACCTTGTAACAGTTGCTGCTACTCTGCGCCATTCGGCATAGCATCGGTTAATTTCAGAGGTGTAGGTACTCATCAATAATTACTTTAGCCTCATCAAAGCTCTTGCATGTAACTGCATGGTAGCCATTGTTAATAAGCTTTGCTTGCCAGTCTTTCTGAGATTGACTCATTACACCCTTACTTGTTTTCATTTCTATAGCTAATCCAAAGAATGTGCCCTTAGCATTATAGATAAAGATATCCGGGAAGCCTTTTACATATCCTGTTTTTTTCATCTTTACAGCCTGCTTCATCGAAGTACGAACACCCCCTGCAGATGCACAATAAAGCAGCCAAGGATATTGAGCATTAACATAGTTAATAACAGCCTCTTGGATTAGTGCCTCTTCGTTCTTCATGTGCTCAAAATTAGACTATTAACTTATCTCATTTCAACATCTTATTCACATACTTATTCACATAGTATTAAGTGTGATATATTTGGCTATCCATTTCAGCCTTTTGGTTTAGGCTTATATTGATTATTTGATTACAGAATAGCCTTGCAAACGTGCAGGGCTATTTTGTTTATATCAATTACGTCAGTTTAAACCTGATAATCTTACTGTAATACGTACCCATTAGGGTATCACTTATGGATATTAACGCATATTTGCGGATATTTTACGCTATCGGGTATAATTTTCTACTATATTTTGGCATGATGTTAAGCTTACTGCCGTATTATAGTGGAGTATTTTCCACTATAATCCTTATTCTGTAGATTATTTTCTACTATAGCTGTCGCAAAAGTCTACTATACTTGCGACAAAGATGTTATTAATCACATCTAATCCATATTAAAGTATGCAATATCCCTTATAACGCACTTTTAAGTATGATAAAGTGCGCTAAATCACACTTTAACTTAGATAAATGCATACTTAGTATAGTTCCTATTCAGCTCAAAGTAAGCTCGCATCATGATAGCATCTGCTATATCGGGAGAGATTCCTCCGGTGCGCTGGCTGATAGTGTCTTTTGATGTTACTCTTAGCTTACCTTCCTTATCAGGATCTACTCTTCTAATCAATTCTAACTCTTTGCAGATATCTTCCTGCCATTTAATAGGAAAGGTAATCTCATTCTTATCTATCAGCTCGCCAAGTCTAAAGTAACAGTCTGCTTTTAGATTCATGTACTGAGTGCCCCTAACTGCTTTACTGCCATTCATAAATTCTCTGCAGCGTAAACTATCTACAAGACCTCCCCCTACCCCATCAGCATCGGCAAGCACATTAGATAGCCTAACACTATACTGATTCATTAATCTTTGTATCTCAGCCTTAACTTCATCTTGCCGCTTTTGCCTAAGCACTACTATATCAATGCAGCTGAGACCTTTCCATACACATAGCACTGTTCTATCCTTTCCAAGTCGGGCTATGTCTGCAGTGATGTATCCCTCTCCTACATTCATAGGCTCTCTAAAGCAGCGCATCAGCTCATCGTAAAGATAAAGTCTATCTGAGCTATTGTCAAATTCCCAATCTCCCTCAAGCAGTCTCTTCCTATCTGCTTCGGGTAATCGGGTAAGGCTCGTAACGTAGGCTTCAGGTAGGTACAAATTGTCCCCAGGTAGAGCTTGTACGAAAGCAAGGTGCTCAGGTAGATTCTGATTCTTAAATGGTAAATAGAATTGGTTGTATATCCATCCCTTTGCAGGATTGCATGTCAGTAATATCTTTGGCTTTAGATTAAACTCGTTTAGCTTGTACCGGATACGTGAGCACACTACGCTGTATGCCTTCTCACTAATCTCAGTAGCTTCATCTAAAAATACATCTGTGAGCTCCAATCCTCCAAGGTCCTGAAAGTTTGGATCTGATGGATAGAGAAACAAATCGGCTAAGATTATCTCTGAGCCATTGCTGAATTTAATAATGTGAGATTGCTGATTGTAGTTAAAATCCTCTCCTGCCTTAAGGCCAATGTCATTAGCTACCTGAAAAAATGTATTCATGGTAGTTTTCTTAAGAGTATCTAACTTAGCTCGGCCTATCAGAGACCTTGTACCTGGGTATTTTAGCCTACGTAATATCTGCCACATGCAGCCTAACATAGTCTTGCCACCGCCTGCAGCTCCTCCGTAAAGTATAGTTTCTACATTTGAATCTGCTGATAAGAATTTAAGTGCCTCACTTTGCCTTGTTAGTGGCTTAAAATTGTAGTTTATTTGTCTCTCCATTGCACAAAAGTAGGCACAATGTTAAAAGTATCTACCGGCTTTAAAATTCTTTCTAAGTTAAGCTCCATTAAGTAAGCTCCTAATGGTTTAGGAGGTCTCATTCTTTCCACGTGAAAGCCCATAAAGCCCTCATCATACTCCTCTTTATAGCTTGCTGTACGAATGTGATGCACGTATCTCATATTGATTCTATAGCCACCATTAGGTGCATAGCATAACTCCTCTACCATGTCAGCATGGTGATAAAGTTCGTGCACGTGGCCAGTCCAGATGCAGTCAGCTCCATCTATCATAACACCCATTCGGTTATTCTGAATAACTCCCTTAGTAACTACTCCGCCTCCTCCTGATCCATGATAGTATTTAGTTTTAAAGACAAGAGCATTACCTTTATTTCTCATCACTCTATGTATCCACCATCCGCCATAACCACCTACTAATACATTGGTGCCAGCTTCTCGGTTAAGGCCACTAACAAATCTTTCTATTAAGTCAGTTTCACAGTTCTTTATTATAGCAGTCTCGTGATTACCATAGCCTACAAATATCATCAGGTGAGCGTATGGCTTCCACCAATCTATAGCAGTATTAACAAGTGCATCTAAGTAGTTAGCTACATTGTGCTCCGGTAAGATGTCATTCTTATTGCGCCGGGGATCATACTTGCCCTGCATGCAGCAAAACAAATCACCATTAATAGCAAAGCTTATATTTTCTGCTAAGCACTTATCTAAGTGTGCCTTGAGTAGCTTTCTATCGCAATGGGGATTATCCCAGTGCAGGTCGCTCATCAATAAGAATTTATCAGCGCTTTCGCACGTTGTAATTATGACATTTCTACCCTCGCGAGATGATGTAATCATTTGTGATTATGTTAGATTTTAACTCCTGAAAATGCTTTTTAAATTCGTTGTAAGGCACATCTATTACTATTGCATTATCTATCCCTTGCATCAGCGCTAATGTGCGCTGTCCTACATAGTAAGTACCATCTGCTCTAAACTCCACCTCCGCCTGAACTCCTACGCAGTTGCGTGCATCAAACATAAAAGGAATATCCTCAGCATAAATAGACTCTAAGCCTATATCTTCGCTGTAATTCCACTGTATAATTGTGCAGCTGCACAGCTCAGGTAACAGCTTGGCATTTAAATCTATTGGCTCTTTCTTTCTCTTAAATAGATTCATAAGTAAAGGTTAATAAAAAAGCCCAGCGTAGTGCTGAGCTCTTTAAGTTAGTTACTAACACCTATTTGTTAGTGGAACAAATTGCTATTCTATTGCTTCACCTATAGTAATTTGCTTAGTTTCATAGGCTCCTCGGTTATCTAATGGAATAAATCCGCTTCCGTTACCATGTACTACCTTCATGAAATCTACCTCTACCTTAGCGCTGTTCACAATTACTTGTGCTACATCTGCTATAGTTTTAGCTTTATCCATCTCAATATCCCCATCTTTAAGAGCTTCTATTACTTCGAAGAGGTGATTTCTTAAATCTTCAATTTTGTTCCTGGCCATTTTTAATTTGTTTTTTTAGTTTTTTAAGAGCTTTCATTGCAAATCTTAGATCTGCTGGA